AGAAAGTCTTTGAAGCATCAAAACCATCTGCAAAGGTAACAGCAATTACACCACTACCTCAGAACTAATGCCTACATATAACGTAATAAATAAGAACACAGGCGAGAAGCAAGAGTTCTCCATGACTATGAAAGCATATGATCAGTGGAGAAAAGACAACCCTGACTGGGACAAGGATTGGCAAGCGGGTATCGCTGGCACTACCTATGGTAAACCCAAACAATCTGACGGTTTCAAAGAAGTAATGTCTAAGATCCAATCAGAACATCCCCGAGCAAACCTTTCACGATATACTTGATATGCCTGCCGCCCGTAAGCGTAAGACTCCTAACACTAACATGACTGCAAAGCAGATGCGTAGGAAGAAACCAATCAATCTAGACCATCTGAAAACTATTGAACCTCTCACTGAGAATCAGGAGAAGGTGTTTGAAGCATACGCTGAGGGTAAAAACTTAGTTCTACACGGTGCTGCTGGTACTGGTAAGACTTTCATCAGTCTTTACCTTGCAATGCAACAGGTACTAGATCCCGAGACACCTTACGATAAGATTTACATGGTTCGCTCCCTGGTACCCACCAGAGAGATTGGTTTCTTGCCTGGTGATCATGAGGATAAGAGTAATCTGTATCAGATTCCTTATAAGAACATGGTTAAGTACATGTTCACTATGCCTGATGACAATCAGTTTGAGATGCTTTATGATAATCTTAGAGCACAAGAGACTATTTCGTTCTGGTCAACATCATTCATTCGTGGTGTAACCCTTGACAAATGTATTATCATTGTGGATGAGTTCTCTAACTTGAACTTCCACGAACTTGATTCCATCATCACACGTACTGGTGAGGATGCAAAGATTATTTTCTCTGGTGACTACACTCAGTCGGATCTTATTAAGAGCAATGAACGTACAGGTGTGCTAGACTTCATGAAGATCTTACAGACCATGCCATCATTTGAGTGTGTTGAGTTTGGTATCGAAGACATCGTTAGATCTGGACTCGTTCGCGAGTACCTGGTCAGTAAAATCAACCTTGGATTTAGTTAATGAAGACATTTAGTTATGTGGGTCCTGCTGCTGAGATCAATGAACTCGAAAGCAGGACTAGTGAAAAGGGACGTTTCTATAAGTCACCTAATGGTGACTGGTATCCATCAGTAACTACTGTTGTTGGTCATCAATCTATTGAAGGCATTCGTAAGTGGGAACAGCGAGTAGGATGGACTGAGGCACAGAACATCAGACGCACATCATCATGGAGAGGAACAAAGTATCATGGCATCGTTGAAAACTATCTTAAAGGCGACTTGGAAAAGGTTAAGGAAAGCAAAGGTTTACCCTCGTACCTTTTTGGGTTTGCTCGTGAGACTCTCGATCGTATTGACAATATTCATATTATTGAAGCCCCTCTTTATTCTACTGATCTATGCATTGCTGGTCGTGTTGATTGTATTGCTGAGTTTGATGGTGAGTTAGCAATCATTGACTTCAAAACAACAGGTACTTTGAAGAAAGAATCGTTTCTTGATAAGTATTTTGTACAGGAATCTGCTTATGCATACATGTATTGGGAGTTGACTGGTTGTGAAGTGAAGAAACTTGTTACACTTTCTGTTGCTGAGAACGGAGAGAGAGATGCAAGTTGTTGAAAAGTATGATAAGATACCTTACATCGATACTCTTTGTAAATGGATCAAAGAATACCGTTACTTCCAGGAGAGTATTAATCGATTATGAAAGAACTAGAAGAAAACTTTATGACTCAGAACAAGTTCAGTGCTCTGGTGGAACACACAGTACAAAACAACAGCGGACTCATCAATTACATCGAAGCAGTAGCATCTGTTTGTGAAGAGTATGAGATTGAGTTGGAAATGGTAAGTAAATTAATTAGTAAACCACTTAAAGATAAAATCAAAGCAAATGCACAACACCTCAACTGCATCAAACGGACCAGCAGGGGAGTCCTCCCACTATGATTGGATCGATGATGCATTTCGTGTAGTAGAAACAAGGTATGGATTGTATAAGTCTATCCTCAAATCTGGGGAAGACTTTCTAACGGGTGCTACATATGATGGAGTATTGCAGATGTCTCGTTGGCATCTGAAATGCAAACAGGATGGTACCTTGCATTTATACACAAGAGTAGTAGGTAACGCATCAGATCTCGCAGGAGTTAAACTATGACAGAAGAATTTTTTAAATCAGAAATCGTTCAAGAAGAACTGAACGACTTACAATCTACATACACAGAACTCCTCCGAATGTCTCAGGACTTCGGGGGTTTTGATACTGATATGAAGATTGAACATATAAATAAGACACTTGAACTCATCGCCAAGCAGAAAGTATTCTATTCTAGAATAGAAATGATGGCAAATTATTTTGAGGAAGATGGTGACAAAGAGTCTGAGGTGCAAGAGATGAAGCAACGCATCGACACTGTGTCTAATCTTTACACCAACGGAGAAGGCAATCTCCTACAAATCCTCCAAGTGATGGAAACTAAATTGCTTGGGTGGAAAAAGAGTTTGCAATCAGGGGTTGACACCGACCCCACAGACTGATACTATACATTCGTTGGGCAGCCAGGCGGGAGACCGTCTCATGCGTAAGACCCAACATTCAAACCAAATACAAACAATACGGAGAATACGATGTCATTTTCATCACTCAAAAAGTCCAGCGGATCCATCGCTGCGTTGACTAAGGAACTGGACAAGATGAGTAAGGGTTCGGGAGGTAATGGTCCCGATGAACGCCTCTGGAAACCAGAGGTAGACAAGGCAGGTAACGGTTACGCTGTGATTCGTTTCCTTCCTGCTCCCACTGGCGAAGACTTGCCTTGGGCACAGATTTGGAGTCACGCATTCCAAGGCACTGGTGGTTGGTATATTGAGAACTCATTGACCACTCTTAACCAGAAAGATCCTGTTGGTGATCTGAATCGTGTTCTTTGGAACAGCGGTTTGGATTCAGACAAAGAGATTGCACGTAAGCAGAAGCGTAAACTGTCTTACTACTCAAACATCTACGTTGTCAAGGATCCTTTGCATCCTGAGAACGAAGGTCGTGTCTTCCTCTACAAGTATGGTAAGAAGATCCACGATAAGATTGTTGAGGCAATGAAACCTCAGTTCCAGGATGAGACACCCATCAATCCTTTTGACTTCTGGCAAGGTGCTGACTTCAAATTGAAGATCGTCAAGCAAGACGGTTACTGGAACTATGATCGTTCTGAGTTTGGTAGTGCTGCCACTCTCGGAGACTTTGAAGACGATCGTCTGGAAGAGATCTACAACAGTCAGTATTCCCTCTCTGACTTCACTGATCAGAAGAACTTCAAGTCCTATACTGATCTTGAAGCACGTTTGAATATGGTACTTGGTAAGACTCGCACTGCTCGTATGCAGGAAGAGGAAGAGCAGGAACCAGTCTTCAACGTAGAGGAGACAGTTAAAGCATCGACCCCTGACTTCAACAGTGGGTTTGGTTCTAGTGTAGACTCATTGAAAGAGGACGAAGACCCCGACCTCTCTTACTTCGCTAAACTTGCTGAGGATTGATTCATGAAGAGAGTATTACTTCTTATTGCTAGTGCTGCTCTCTTCGTAGCAGCACCAGTGGAAGCACATGGTAGGTGGAATGGTCACCGCCACCGTAGTACCTACTGCCACTACCACTGGAAGTATGATGCCACCCACTGCCACAATGAACATGGACGCAGGCACAGGCACCCTAAATGGCAGCGCCGTCGTAGTCACGGGCATGGTCATTACTATGATCACCGTCGCGACTTGATTTTGAAATTCGACTTCTAGTTACCAAATACCCCGAAAAAAACTTCGGGGTGTTTTTTTACCTCAGAGGTTTTTCATAAATATGAATGATAATGGATGTAATTAATGTTATCAACTGCTTATCGCCTACGCATGGAATTCATTTGCAAATGTATTGCAAATGGAGAAGAGGTAAAACTAGATGATATGATCTGGGCAAATAAACTTGCAAAGGCAAATACATCGGCCAGTGACATGTTGAAGATGGCAAGACGCCAAATCACACAACAGATTGAAGAAGGCAGCACAGACGATTTTCTGAATAGGATGGGATTAGGTGATCCCGACCCATCCAATCATAAAACGGGATTTACTGATGCTGACGATATCAAAGATTGGTTTAAACAAGACAAACCTTTGGATTGGAGACAACGAGACTAATGCCAAGTGAATTTGATTACGTCGAAGCACCGAAAGACGGAAAAGTTGATAAGTGGGGATTTAGCATTAAACCCACAATCAGTGATGAGGATTGTATTCTCAGATGTTTAAGAAATGCCCCTGAGGGGACTGATAAGAAGCAAGTTGCAAGATTGATCAA